TACAGAAGAAATCGTTAGATCGCTGCCAAAATCAGCTGTGGAAGGGGCTGTCGGAGCTACAGGATGTGTCCAGCTTGGAACTCCATCTGTAGCCAGTTTAGTGAACTCCTGTGCACTTGCATGAAAAACAACTGCATTTCTTAAATCACAGTCATCATCTATCTTAGAATAATCTACATACAAAGCAACTACAGTTTCTGAATCAGTTGGGATAGGTTTAACTATAATTCTTACACCTTCACCAGGATTTGCATCATCAAGATAATACTTTGGATATGTATTTGTTGCTAAATGCAAACTTGCAGTATTAGCTATAAATCCTTTCATACTATATGGAACTTCAGTTGCACTGAATCCATTTCTTGATACATCTAATATGCTATCAGTTCCAACAGGCATAGTTATCTTTACTCCATCTGAAGTATTCCCACCATGATTACCTGGAACTGTAAAAGTAGCTGCCCACTTTAATAAGTTCTTTGGTACACTAGCAACTGCAAACTTCTGTCCAGAAATAAGAAACTGAGCATTTGCAGTTCCTACCCCTGTTATATTTTGTATATCAGCTGCTATATTAGTAGTTGCCATATCAAACTAATAAAGGGGGGCATAAAGCCCCCCAATACTTTGATCTTTATATCATGCTATTGACATATGATCAGCTGCATGTTCTGTCCCACTAACATAGAAATTACTTCCATCACATACTAACTCACAGTTATCTCCAGCCGCAGCAGCAGCTAAAAATTTCAGTTCATCAACACCTGACTCAGCAGTTTCACCTGCAGCCCCATCCAAAGAGTTTATACCACCAATTAGCGTATCTTCAGAAGATGGGGGTTCTATTGTACAAATAGCACCAGTGGTTGTTAGTATGAATCTACAGTTCCATCCCACACCAGCCTGAGCTGCTGTAGGTAGGGTGACAGAAAAATTACCGCCACTAGTATCAACTGTAAATGTCTTTCCACTATCGCCAGTAGTAAGAGTTTTTGCTGCTGTTAATTTCTCAACAAAATGTCCTACGCCATATCCAGCTTGCCCACCTAGTTTAGCCATTATCTACCTCCTTACACTAGCTCGATACTTACAGCATCGATCCTTACTTCATTGTCAGCATGAGCAGCATCCCAATCAACATTAAGAGCTACAGCCAGATTACCTGTTGTATCCATTGAAGTTAATGCTGTTGTAGCCATAACAACTGTTGCTCCTAAAGCGTCTGTTCTCATTTCAGAAATTGCAGTAAGTGTTCCACTACTACCACTTGCTGTACAATGAACATCAGCCCAAGCATATACTATATCATTATCAGAAACATCAAGAGCTACGCCAGTAGCAATAGCTGTACCACCAAAGTTAAGAACAGGTGTTAAGGTATCTGAGCCATTACTATCAACAACTGTACAGTAAACCTTAATTCTAACAATATCACCTTTTTCTATCGTATTAGCTGGGATATTGTATGAAAATAAGTCTGCAGCATCAGTTGAATTTTCATGTTCACGACCTGTACCAGCCTCAGCAAATAACTTCTGAGACAGTGAGTTATCTAGTTTATTTTGTCCATACATTAGATTAGCCATGATTTACCTCCTTATGTCCAGATAGCATGGGATTCAGCCATTGACCATTCCATGCCAGCTTCAGTTAAGATTTGATCTACTCTACGATCGACACCAGAGTTCTCTAAAGTTTGAACTCCTACATAGACTGAAGTATCACGATTAACGCCATTACCAGATAAAGGTCTGTAAGCACAGTTCTTCATATTGATACCAAGCATTTTAACATTTGTACCGTCAAGATGAACATTACGAGCAACATTCATATCTCCGTATACAGTTGAGATTGTACTTATATCAACACCAAACACCTTCTTCTTGCCAGTCAATGACATATCAGCACTTAAATTAGGAGATACTTCAAGATTATTCTTAAAATATCCACTTAATTTATGAAGCCAATTGTACACTGCTGTATTACAGAAGAACATAGTTGCTTGACTTTGATTGTACCTTGGATCTACATAGTTTGAAAGATCATCAAGAAAGTCATCTTGAGTCTTAGTCGCTATTGTAAGACTGAACTGGTTGCCGTAGTTTGAAATATAATCTACTGCACCCTGGGTGTATTGAATACTATCACCATCTGTATACTGAGATCCAAACAGCAATGAAGTTTCAATGTCCCACTTATGTTCAATCAACTTTTCCTTCCATACACGTGCCCACTCATTTGGTTCAAATTTCAACACTGTAGCACGAGCCGTATTGGTCATTGCCATAGTAGTCTTCCAAATCTGAGTAAGACCATGATTTGAGGAATAAGGCTGATCAATCCAAGTTTCTGGAAAACCAGTACCTTCTGCAAAAGCAGAACCAATTACATAAGAACGGTTAGCTTCTAGTTCACCAGCAATTGCTCTATCTGATGTTTGTTCATCATCATCATCTGCAGTTCCAACACCACCAGCAGATGGTGTATCATTGTAAAATGATGAAAATTCCAAAGCACCACTGTCATATTTGACAAGAGTACCTTGAAGACCTACACATTCCTTTGATCCACCACCAGCAGTCTTAGAAATACCATCCTCAACAGATTCTATTCTGAGGATTTGATATCCTGAAGTGCCAGTACCTGTTGCACTAGACTTTCCAGGAATCTTAACTAACTGTCCAGGTAAGAAAAATCCTGGTCTTGTATTACTAGCACCAACATCATAGTTGTTAGTATTCTCATTGTAGATATTCTGTATATTACCACGATTATCATAGTCAGTAGACATGTATACTTTCATTGGCTGACCAACTGCAGATACGGCTGCGCCTGTATCTGACCTTTGCATTGTTGACTCAACAAATGTATCTATACCACCATCTACTTGACCTATTACATAAGCATAACGCTTATGATATGAAGGACGCTTCTCAGTAAACTTAAACTGAGGATCATCCGTGGATTTCTTTGCCACCTTACTTACGAATCTAAAGAATGGATCTTGAGAGATTGCCAGCTCAGATACTCGACTACCAAAGTTATACTTTCTACGTATATCTCCAGTAATCAGGTCAGTACTAGTACCTGGACCTCGTCCATCAAAATCCGCTACAGTAAGATTCGTGTTCGGGGTTATCGCTGAAATAAAATCAGCCATATCGAACTCCTTACTTAAAGTTCAGATAGACCCTAGGCCACAAGTGGCTTTATATAATTTAAATCTACCCGAACAAGTTGTCTAAATCGCCATCCAGACCTAAGATTCCGTCAAACACTGCGTTGTCTGGAGTCTTCTCTTTAGCCTGGCTATTGGCTCCACTAGCGGACGTCGGTATGTTCCTGACGTTTTTCATCTGGGTGAGCATGTCGGTCTTCGTGGATTGGACTACGTTAGCGTTCGCCTGATCACGGTTCAGAAGATAGTCTATGTCTTCAAGAGTAAGAACATGACTTTTGGCTCTTTCCTTAAAAGAATCAAACTGTTCATCGGTCATGCCTTTCTTATCCCTGAATTCATTTTCCATCGCCTGCCGTCTGGCCTCATTCTGCATTTTTGCAGAATTGGCCTTTTCGGTCTGCACTATCTGTCCAACCCTATGTTGAACGACTTTATCCACTTGAGCATTCAGGACTTTAGCCGAATCGGAATCTGGATCCGTCATCGCTTCCTGAGAATCGAAAATGAAATCTTCATCCAAATTCAGTTGTTCCTGTACGCTCTTTGGGGTATTACCCCCGTTTACCAGATACTCACGAACATGTTCCACAAGTCCGCTATCGTTTTTCATTGCTTCAAGCACAGGCACAAAAGGTTCAACCTCTTGATACTTGTCTCTCAGCTTGACGGCCTCACGACTACTGTCTTGGTAGCGTTTTTTGTAAGGGTTGCCGTCATCATCCCATCCCACGTTATTGGAGCCAGCAGTTGATTGTCGGGTTACCTGTTCGGTGCCTACTTCCTGTTGGGTTGCCTCAGTGTCGTCATCGGCTATTGCACCGTTGACGTCTTTTTCAAGGGTTTCAAAAAATTCCGAGGAGCCAAAATCTTCAACCTGTTGTTCTTCAACGGTTGCGGTTTCTGGGTTGCCTACAGTTTCTTCCATATTATTTCCCCATAGTTGTTTTGATGTTACCTATTTTCATTATTACTTTGCAAATCCTTTTTTGCAAACTGTAATTCTCTATCTAAATCTTTTTTGGTTTTGTCCACCTGATTGGCCATTACGTTCTGCAGAAGTTTCTGTTTGGCTTCCGTAGAACGATAAGAATCCTTCATATCACCTTTCACTTCTTCCTTCTTCTTGGTGATTTCCATTTCAGCCTGCATGACTTTGCCCTTGATGCCAGCCTGTACCAATTGTCTCTCAAGAGTTTCAATAGTACCTTCCTTATCCTTAAGGGATTCCTGCAAACCTTGCAATTGTCCCTGAAGTTGCGAATAGAGACTCTTTCGTTTTGCTATCTGTTCCTTGTTCCGAATATCGGTCTCGGCCAGAACTGCAATATCATCCACGACCCCAAACTGCAGAAGTTCCTTCAATTCCGCAAGATATGCCCATCTGTTGACTGGCAGAGTCGAACCAGCCACTATCCTTACGTCGAACTTGGCTGCGGAATAGTCCATCGACTTGCCTATCGCCTGACCCATATCGTTATAGATTGGAATGTTGATCTGTTGTTCCCGTTCTTCCTGAATTGCGGATGGTTGTATGATCCTAAATCTTTTGTTTGCCGTATATACGGACTGCGATATCTGCATAATGACCTTGCCCAATTGTCTCAAGGCAGGTTCTATTGAATGCTTCATCCATTGCTTTATTCTTCTAGTTCCATACTCGTCCAATGCGAGCATCCCCCTGAACGTTTCATGTTGTTGTTGAGTATCTCCCTGCATGGACGAATAAATACCTGCAAGATATTCCATATCTCCCTTACCCTGCTGAACTATGGAAAAGAACGCATTAGACAGGGGAGCTGGCATAATTGGTGTCGGTCTTTCGGATCCTGGTCTTATCGGAAGCAATGCTCCAGGCGAAGACGAATACTGTTCCCACAATTCTGGATCTATTGATCCTTCCTCATAGAGCCATCTCAAAGACGAACCTAACGACGCATTATGCACCATTATCTGATGAGATTTGTTTATTTCCTTCTGTTTCCCAACCAAGGGAGCAACTGCCGAGACGGGATATGGAGTACCAGTCCATTTGTAATGAAAAGGAATCAATGGATAATCTACTATATTTTCTGGATATACCGTTTCGTATAAAAGCTTGTCTCCAGCACAACACGTCTGTTTTATCCTCGTTCCATAGAACTGAACGCTGTCCACGACGGATTCCTGAAACTGCTTGTCCTTCATGAGAATATTGTATTCCTTTTCGGATATGACCTTATTCTCTATTTTGGACGCCTCGGCTTGAAGTCTGCTCATGTATTCCTGCTCTGCAGCCTGCAATTGCTGTTGCATCATATCCTGAGCTTTTTTCATCTCAAGTTCATATCTTTCTGGAATCATCTTACCCATCTGAACAGCTTCCTGCATCTGTTTCTGCTGTTCCATAAGACCAACCTGCATTTCAGCAGCCATTTCCTTCATCTTTACCTGAACCTGCTGTTGTATCGCCTGCAGTTGTTCCTTGTTCGGAGGTATCCTATAAAATACGTTCATATAGGAAATCTTTATCTTTTCATAGAGCTCAAAGAGTTCCAATGTGGGTTCATGTTCCCCTGCGGCATCCACACCCATATCTTCCGCAGTCGAATCATCTTTAAGGAAAAGTTTCTGTTCCCTGTCTGAAATGGATCTTTCGGAATAGGAGTAATCTCCATCTAAAGATGAAGCTTGGTTTATCTTTCTCTTGTATTTGGGAAAAAGCTTTGCAATATGACTTTTCGGAAGAACTTTCCTTATCAGAACGAATGAAGCATCCCTGAACATCATATCCCTGGATTTTGGATCCACAAAAATATCGAACGGCTCTGGTTGCTGTAGTACCACTTCTCCCATTCCATTGTCCATATCCGTATCGACGGTAACGAGTATATAACCTACCGATTTGCAGATTGCATCGTTTATCGCATTGGAATAAAGTGCTGAACCATCGGAAAGATGCCAGATATAGTCGGAAAGATCGGAAAACACTGCAGCCACGTCCGAATCACTCCCTTCAACTCCAATAGCCTGCCATCTGGGACTGTTTGCCGTAGCATAGAAATTCAACATCTCCACTACTGGAAGTATTCTGTTGATCGTGAACGTGGGCATTCCCTGTTCCTGAAGTGAAGTCTTTTCACTATAGGACAACTGTTCATCGTGTGCGAATTCGTATCCTTTCTGGTTCACGAACTGCCATTGACCTCGTGTCCAATTGTTGGACAGGTTGTACAATTCTCTTATCTGATCTATTTTTTTCTTTTTAGCCACTATTTACCTTCTTTGTAATTACCCTTGACCACAGCCCATTCACTCTTATTCCAGTGACTTGAACCTTTAGGTGCCTTTTTGTGCTTCTTCCGAACTGGATGAGGCTTACCTTCGAATGGTCATATATGTAGCGTGCCTTTAGCCATTAGTAAGCTGGACCTGCTGGTGTTTTAGTCATTTTTTTGACAGGATTCTTTTGGGCATATTTGCCTTGATAAGTTTTACATTTGCGTCTCTCTACTGGATCCGCTATCTTATTGCATTCTTCTGCTTTCGGCATGTTAGACTCCTTTTTTATTTACGGGAACGCATTTGTTTCCCACTCGTTTCTTGCCTGGAGGACAAGTATTGTACTTCTTTCTCGTATCTCCAGTATTAAGTTTACTTGTATCCTTTACGGACAAATCTTTGGTTGTGATTATACTTGTCATTATTCGCCCATATTGTACTTACTATCCTGTTGAAGGAATCCATCCATGATCTTATTTTCAACTGGTTCTCTTCTTAATTCGAATTTGTGTGGGACTTGTTCTTCTACGAGTTTATTGAATTTTGCTTGTTTACCTAAATGACGCTCAATTACTTTACTCCTTATTTGATTATTAAGTTCCTCCCGCTGTTGAACTGCTTTTATCTGTTCCCCAGTATCATAAAGATCGTAAGTATCCTGCACTTGGTCCATAAGATCTTTAATTCCTAGACTCTGAATCTCGTCGGATCCAACAGCCAAATTATGTTTCATTTCCATAAGTCTGTAATTACCAGCTTTTCGATCCCTTTCATAACGGTGAAGTCTATTCTTTATACTATATTCATTAGGATATTCCTTCCTTAGTTCTGCATAGTTCCTTCCATAAGTATCAAGTACATCCATTGTTTTATAAATTCTATCCTCATCTCTAAATTCAACTTTATCAGTACTCTGTTCCCATAGATCCTGCATAGTATATTGTTTTTTACCATTTGCCATAATTTACTCCTTATGCCACTACCCAATCTCTCGCTTTAGGTTTCTTCTTGTACCAATTTCCTTCCTTGTCCTTACCTGCAGCCAGAGGAGGATTGGCGAACTTGACCGCATAGGCGAGAGCGTCTATGGTGTCGTCGTGTGCCATTCTTGGTCCGAATGTCGTTATTTCTCTGTGCAGATCGTACTGAGTCTTCTTCAGATGTATCTGTCCTATCGAAAATCTTTGAGCCAATATTTCCTGTATCCTGTCCCTCTTGCTCATCCTTGTCCCTGGCTTTTCCTCCTTGTATCCGATGGAAAAATCGTTTCTTCTTCTCATTTCGGATCTAAGAGTTTGGAATATCGGTTTGCTCATTGTGGTGTCTTCCACCGTAAAAAGGCTGGGTTTGTAGCTCTTTGCATATTGAAACATGTAGTCTACGATTCCCAACTTGTTCTCACCAGGTATGCCCAATACTGGGATGGATTGTTTCCTGACGTAATCGAGTACGTATATGTTATTGTCGGGGGTGACGGCTACGGCAATTATGACGGAGAAGTCGGAATCCCGTCTTGCGGAGTCCGTAGCTGGATCGACACCCACAAACACGTTACAGGGTTGATATCCCTGATTGTTGGCATCTATGAACGAAAGCCCCGTTTCGTCATCCACATAGAACTTACCATCCCAGTATTTAATGTGATCTCTTGTAAAAATTGCGTCTTCCGCACTCTGAACCTCCATCATGTATTCCTGATAGAATTTCTGCGGAGTGCCAGAATCCTGATAAAATTTCTTTTTTCTTTCCATTTCCTTCATTCCGAACCAATCGGGCCAAAGGGGAGTCCCGTCTTCCTGAAGTGCCTTATAGGTGATTACGTGCCAACTGAACTTTTCGTTCTTTTTCAATGCTTGTTGATATCCCACCAGTATTCTCTGAATGAAAGCATCGTAATGTACGGGAGTTCCGTTTATTCTCAATCTTCCAGTCTTTGGTTCCAAAGCGGGGAATACGACTGCCGTAACCAGGTTTGAAATCTTGGAACGACTTTCGGGAGTGATGGTATTGTTCTCGTCTTCAAAATCATCCAATACGATCAAATCGTATCTCTTATGCAGTTTGGCACCACCACGAATGCCAGACAGGTTGGACTTCGATATGAGTTTGCATCCGTTGGTAAGCTCAATGTCGTCTTCAGTCCATTTACGACCTTTTAGGTCGCCAAAGTAATATCTTACCTTATCGTTGAATTCGATATGATATTTGATGTAGTCCAGATTGGGTACGGAAATCTTTGAACTTGCCGCCACCCAACCGTAGAACAACGGTTCCTGAGTGAAAAGAAAATCATGCATAATACTGCACTTGGTCAGAACCGTCTTTCCATGCCCTCTGGGCAAAATGACGGCAAGTTGTCTAATGCTTTCATCATCCACCGCATCGGCGACCTCATAATGGAAGAAAGGCGTTTCACTTCGCTGGAAATCGTCTGGAAGAAACAATTTCCCGAATGCTATCAAGTCCTCGTATGCGAGTTTTAGCTGCTCTTCAGCTTTACTTACGTTTTGAGAATTAATATTCACCAGCCAGGTGTATCTTTTATATTAGGATAGTCACCTGACTTAATTTTCTCTAATATTTTTTTATTGCCAGTTTTCATATATTCTATTATTATATCTTGCAGAATCTCATGAGCATGGTATTCAATAGTTCTTGGATCTGCATAATGATCTTCATATCTAGACTGTCGACCAGCTAACTCTAGAAAATGCTGTGCCTCTTCTGGTCCAGCAAGATGTCGGCCTTGCATTTGATGTCCAAGTTCTGCCATTAACCTACCAACCAAACCATATGTTTTTGGATTTATATTCATCCAATCCTGCCTCCCTTTAGGAGATGTTTGGTAGGTAATGTCTTGATCAGTTAATCTACCATGTCTTTTCTCATATATATCATATAAACTTGATGTATCCTGTTGAGTTAAAAAACTTTCCCATTCAAAAGGCTCTACAGGAGGAGGTTCTGTCATCTTCCAAGGAGTAATATAGCCTCTTTTACCACCAATAAACCACGCACCTCCATAATTAGCTTTGCCCATCTCTTGCCCTTTAAGATTTACAGGATTCTCACTCATTTGAATTGATGGTTTTCCTGTAGCCTCCCACACATCATGAAGTCTTTCTTTATATATACCAAGTTTAGTTTCGTAATCTTGATCTCCTTTTATAAAACCCTGAACATCCTTATAAAGATAATGTTCTTGTACTGTTGATTTCCCTTCAGGAAAGTTAATTCTATGTGCATCTTCATCTGGGTCGAGAACAGTACTAAAAACATTCTGAAAAGATTCTTCAGCTAATTTATCCCGTTCTGTTTGTTCTTTAACAGCACCTTCAATACGAGCTAAATCTTCTTTACGCCATTCTTCTATTTTCATCTTATCTAAAGAAAATTGTTGCTTTTGCTTGCTAAAATCTACAATATTGGTCTTATCTGCAGCTGCAGTCATCATATCAAACACTTTATTGTCAGAATTTGCCATTTATATTCACTAATTTGGATCAGGCAATAACTTTTCAAGTTTTAAAACTATATCCTTTAGTTCTTTTATCATTGTTGGAGAATTCCCTAAACTTTTTGCAATTGCCAATTGTTCTGGAGGCATATTTTTAACCACTTTTTCCATATCATCACTTATTTCACCCATCATTTTATAGTAATCTTTATATCTCTTATATTTTGGTGTTTTATATACATTCCCAATCTTAGTACCAATCCCTTTACCCACTGAACCATACATATCACCAGCCTCATCTATCCACATATCTCCCTTATCTATTGCTTTTTGCCATTTACTATTAGAAAATAATAAACTACCATTATCTATTGATTGCGTCATTCTTTCAAATTTAGCCATTCTTCTTATCCTACCAGTCATCTCTATCGACTTTGTAAGTTTTGCAATTTTCTTTGCACTCGCTACTTGTCCCAATAATGGTACAGCTCCCATTAACGCCCATCCCATATCTTTCCACCGCTTCTCTTTGGCATATAATGCAGCATCTGTAATATCAGCTGCTATTCCAGTTGGACCAGGAACCATTCCAGCCATAGCTAATGCAAGATGTTTATCATCCCTAGATGCAGCAGTTTCCATCATATCAAAAACTTTGCCATTAATATCCCTATTTGTATCGCCATTAGCCATTTATGGTACCTTATTATACAAAAAAGATACTTTATTAGTCAAAACAATAAGCTTATTTACGTATTTCACTTTTTTGCTCGCTTCCAAGTCAAATATTCGGCACCTTCCTCTGGATTGAATATGGTGGTTATCAGTCTATTGTCTTCATCATCGTATTTGGGATCTATTATCGTTACTGGACAATTGAATATGTTCTTGTCGTCGAGTCCCATCTTATCCGCAAAATTGTCCATTATCTTAAAAGACGCCACCTGCATGGCATGACTTATCAGTCCAGATGCTGGATCTTTTAAAACCTGATATCCAGACACGTGTGTGTGTCCACAGGTCAATATATGGTCTTTCCATCCCATTTGAGCCGCTTTCGACACTCCGTGAGCCGTATTCCACATGGAATGCCCCTTGAACGTGTGTCTTGCGTTTATTCTCACTTCCTTTCCATTAGGGAACCTCAGATTCATCCTTGCACCAAATCTTTCATATACGCCTCTATGATCACGCATAATGAATTCCAGAGGATCTCCATCACCACTCCATACGTCGTGATTTCCAGCCACCAGATAAAGCCAGTTGAGCTGATTGACGAAATATTCGGTCAATCTCCATGATTCCTTTGCCGAAGTGGATTGTTGACCATAAAGATGAACCAACCTTCCTATCCAATTGTTCTGAACGTCCCCCAGATTGCCTGCGAACATTCCTTTCGTATTGTTTATCTTTCTTATGTATTGGATAATTTGAGAGAGATCGGTACCATCGTCGTCTATGTGAGGATCTCCAAAATGAGCTATTCCTATGGGACCATTGATCTTGATGTCTATATTGATCAGTCTTCGATTGTCCTTGGAGAGTTTCTTCTGTTTATATTGTTTCTCCCTGAACTCGATCAACTCGTCTATGGGAACCGAGTCTGGATCCCTGTCCTCGACGCTGAACGGATTTTCCTCGACTATTGTAGGCTTGAGAGTCTTCCTACAGCATGCATTACAATACCATACTTGTTTCTTACTCTTGGCGTAATAATTGAACCCATCTTTTCTTAATGATCTTGCACCACAAAAAGGACATCCTATTATATTTCCATCAATGTCCTTGGTTAGATTATCGACTCCCATTCCTACCTCTTTTTTTTAGTTACAACTCCTTTAATGAATCAATTATTTTGTCTTCCGTAGTCATACTTACGTTTTTTCCGCCTTTTAGTTTCTTGAACCACTCGTGTATCTTACTGTCCGCTTGTCCCAATTCTTCTATGGTATCATATACTCCAAAATGCATTCTTTCATCCATTAGTTCATAAATTTGACTTTTCGTAAGCGGTTCTCCTCCCATCATTCCTGGCATAAGTATATGCTTATCGTCGACTTCATAGGATCCAGTATATATATTGGACATCTTCCCTTTTTCAAATATGTCTGGCTTTTCTGGGAATGTTTCATAGTCCAGAGGCAGAGTACCTCTATAATCGAATCCGTACTTGTCTTTATCAGGCACCTTCTATCTCCTTTTATTATCTAGGACCATAGGACTATAGATCCTTCTTTTTTATAAACTTTTTTCATTTATGCGTACATGAGATAGTTTTGTAAAAATACCCTTCTCTGGTCCTTTAGTCCTATCATGATCAATATTCTTCAGGTTTAGGCGGAACCTTCAGGAATTCCAAAGGTTTTCTAAGTTCATCTTTCGTCATGTCTTCACGAATGTCGAATCCCTTCTCTTCTTCCAAATGTCTTAACGACACTGCATTGTTGAATGCATCCACGTCCGCCTGTATCTTTGCATCTTCAGCCGCCTTTCCTCCCAAAGTCATAGGATATATTCTATCGATACCTTCATTGACGTGTCCTGCGATCCAAGCTGCGGTACCTCCATATCTGTCGCTTAAAGCCCTCATCCCATAATAATGCCTCAATGCATCTCTCTCTTCTTCGTTAATATGACCCTTTTTCTGATATTTGTCCAGAGTTCTATCGATACCCGCTACCGTTTCCACTCCTCCTTCGTCGTCCATCTGTTTGGATATTTTATCCAGAGCACTTACAAACCACTTTCCTACTACGCTATGCCCCACTCTCCAACTCCTTTGGCCTTTCCGCATCTTCTATCTGAGTGTCGCTGAAACCCTGGAACTGTATTCCAGTCAGCTGGGTCAGTTTTGCCGAAGACTTGTCCTCTAGGTCCAATATGTCGGACAACTTGAAGAGTGCCTTAAGCTTGGTGTCGTCCTTTTCAGAGCATTCCGCTACGTGCCTTATGCCCTCCAGAACGACTTCGCTGGTTATGCCCAGTTTTTCTAGTACTGGTTCCAATTCCTTTTTCATGGCTTTCCTTATTCTTGAGTATTTCACCAGTTCGGTACTCTTGAAGTTTGCGTAATGCGGATCATTGGTGGGAAACGCCTTCAGATAGGCTTGGGTGGGATTCATTCCACTAGCCACGTAGTCCACGAACATGGTTTCGTACTTGTTAAGAGTCTTTCTGGTTGCGGTCTTGGGATTTTGTCCGCTTATGGTATATACGTTCTCACGCCTGGAAGTGTCCATCTGGGAAGTGGTCGGATAGGTGCCAGTACAGGTTCTATAATAGTGGACAGTCCTTTCCTTTCCCTTGCTTTTGGACAAGTTACCCTTCTTGAGTATCTGAATGCAGCAGTCGTCATCCGCCCATACCCAGTCTCCCTCATCGGCTTCTCGCCAATCGGAAACTGGTTTTACTTCATCTGGCAGTTCGGCTTCTTCATCATATACGCAGTGGAACTTTCCATTTATCTTGTAATGTCTCAAAACTAGCGTAAGCGGCTTGTCAGGTCCTTGCTATTTCCTCATGCTTTACAATTTCCATCATATCCTCCTCATCAAGCAATTCTATAAAGTCGGTGTTCTTTGGATTCAAGTCCTTTACCTCTTCCTTAAGCTCTTCAACAACTTCCAACACTTCATCGTTTTCCGTATCATACACTATCTTCAACACGTATATCTTCATGTTTCAATATAGGTTCTCTGGATTAAAGTTTGAAAGATAAATTGTGAGATTTCCATAGACCTTCCCCTGAGAAGGAAAACCAACTTTCTTGGATTTCACGCCCTACCTTTCATCAGAGCCAGTACCATTCTCAGCGAACTGAACTCTGCCCATACTCTAACTTATGGAAGGGATAGTTTCGGCAATATCGGAGAAAATTCGAGGGAAATATGTGCCTGTCGATTCAGGAAATCCTCTATAATCCGACTTCTGACCCCCAAGGCAGAACTGATGCCAGGGTACCTTTTGGGTGATTCTATTGTCTCTTTAGACATATGATTGCCACCTGAATATATAACATGGAAAGCTTTTAGACAAGTTTAAAAAAGGGAATATATTCCCCATAGTATTCCCCAGGGTATAGTCAATATAGGAAATAGTGTACTTATAGTTCCACCGACGAGAAAAGTACATACTTTACCCATAAAAGTACACAAAGTTTTAAAAATTATGGCATTTTAGTGTGTGGACTTATACCAAGGCCCATCCCCCTATAATGGGGTTTTCGCTAAAGCGATTACGTTATTTTTGAATTGAGATTTAGAAGTTAACTTAAACAATCAAACAGATAACCTAGGAGTTATTATATGAATGAAAAAGCAATAGCTATGCTCTCATCCATGCTACTCGGTCTAGTTGCCGACTACATTGAGACCATGAAGTTTGTAACTCAGAAACAAATCATAAGCAGTCGCAATCCTCAAGGATGGATGGTAGACAAAGCATACAATAGTATGTTCCAGAACGTCCCTCAGTTTGCTTCTCAAGCTGCTAATCCAATGCCAACCCAAGGTGGAGGCATGGACATAGTTAGTATCATGCAAGCCTTGACACAGCCTAATCAAGCAGGTGCCAACGCACCATGTGATGGTTATGGATTCAAGGCTCCACAGACCATTCAGCAACATGGTCAAACTTACGTGTTACAGAGACCTTAAAAAGCTCTACTGATCAGAGGGGGAGAAATCTCCCTTTGGTCTTTTATTTTTCTACTCTTAATGTATTATAATAATAGTATATAGCGATTAAATGAAGTTTAGTGATGGTTTGATAGAACAGACAATCACATGTTATCGTATACGCACATTAGTATTATATACGCATTAACTTATACCTAACAAGTCTAGAAAGGACTATAACCAAAGATCTGACTACAGTGGAGAACCCACTATAAAAATGAAATCGTAGCTACGGAGTATGTTGGTCTGTCTAACCAGCACACATCTTGATTGGTTATTAAGATGATTCAAACAGGCTGAGAGATCAGTTAGTGTGAGAATACGTACTCCAAGCTTTCTAACCAAAGATTTGTCCTCCTCTTGGGACGTTAAAGTACAAGATGAGTTTAGAGGGCACTCTTGTAAATTAAGCAGTCTGCAAGTCCA